TTAAAAACGCGGTTTCAGTTGTGACTACTATTATATCCGCCGATTGTGTAATTTCAAACATGAGACTCAATGAAGGCAGTTAATGATTACATAGTAGTACAGAAGCTTAAAGTTGAACCTAAGAAGGTTGCAGGTCTGATTATGACCGAAGATGTAGACGAAGATAATAGATATATTAAAGCTACTGTTATTTCAACTGGTAATTTAGTTGAAGCTATAAAAGATAAAGACGTAGTTTACTACGATAAACACGCTGGACATGGAGTTCAGTATAAAGATATATTATACCACGTTATTCGCGCACGCGATGTGGTACTAATTGATTAAACCTAAACCAGAATCCATAAACTTACAAACTTAAAACGACAAACAAATTATTAATTAATCCTAAAAAATTATTATGAAAGGAGAAACTTATGTCTATGCAGTCAACGCTTTGGCTGGCGCAGATGATGGTGGTGTTTTTAAAGCTTCAGATTTTTTGTCAGCAGAGATAGCTAGCGCTAGCACTGTTGAACTAAGATTTAAAGCTGGAAACAACGCTTTAAAAAACGGTTTGGTAACACTAACTTTACCAGCTAACCTAGGAACTGAAAACAAACTAGTATTTAAAAACATTTGTAAACAAATATCTGGACTATTAAACAAGGCAGATGGAAAAGTGTTTGTACTAGCAGATCAAGTCAATGGCGTATACATGCAACCATTTACTGGAGCTGTAACAATCGATGATGTTAACTAATAAAAATTAAGAAGATGAACAAAAACTTATATTTTACTATTGGTAGCGCTCCATCGGATGCTGCTGATGACGCGTTAATGATAAATGCAGATTTATTCTTAGCAATGGGACCAACTACGGCAACAACTACAAAAATGTATTTTTTAGACAGAGCTAATACAGCTGCTGCAGAAACAATTATAACCTTAACTCACGCTGAAGGCAGAAACATAGATGTTATAGAAGACGTATGTGAAGCTATGGCAGGTGAGCCAAGAGATGGATTTATTGTAATTGCAGATCCAACTAACTCGGAATTTTGTAGCCCACATATAACAGATGCTGCTTTAACTCAATTATAAACTATTAAAAATTAAAACAATGAGAAATAATTTTCTATATTTTGGAGTTGACGCTGCTGCTGCACAAGCTTTCGATAATGTCGACTGCAGTGGTGCTCAAACTTTTCAATTAACAACTGGTGGTTTTGATAACCCAATACCTACTGGTGAAAACTTTTTAGCTAACGGTGGTGCTAAAGTAACTATTACCGCTCACGCTAACCATGCTTTTGGTTCTGCTTACGGTTCACCAACTGCTGGTGCAGAGGTTGATATTACAGCAGCTTGCACATATCATGCTTCAAACGGTACTATAACTGTTGCTAAAGTAGCGGCTGATGCTGTTAACGGTTTTACAGGTGATGCTTCAACAGCTGCTAATAACGATTTTGACGTAACTCAGCTTAAGCCTTATGTTGAAGGTAATGGTTATGTATACAATTCTAAATACTTAAAAGGTATTGCTGTTGCGGGAGCTACTACTACAGCTTTAAATTTCCAAGCTAAAACTGGAGATGCTAACGCTATAGACGTTTTAACTGTAACGCATGGTTCTGCTAAGTTTAAAGAATTTACACAAGCATTAACAGATGTTATAGCTGATGACAACAGAGTTTCAGGTATGGTAGTAGTTGTAGACGATATGAGAAGTTTAAAGCTTCCTAATGATATATCTTCAATTGCTTCAGTTGCTGGAACTTACGACTCGTAATAAATGAGATTAACTTCTCACGATTTACGTGAATTACAAATCCTAAAGTATTACAGGCTCGTTAGAAAATGGGCCTGTAAGACTTACGGATTAAAAGATGCTGATCTTGAACTATTGATATATCTAGATTGTAAAGGTCGGTTTACAAGACAAGAGTTTATAGACGGAACGTATACATACTCTTGGGATAAAGAAAGGTGGGAGCGTCTAAGAAAACAGGGTTGGATAGAAGTTTGGAGACAAAGAAACAGGACGACTATAAAATACTCTGTATTTAAAACTTCGTTCAAATGTAGTCAACTAATAAGTAGAATTTATAGAATACTATTAGCTGAAGAAGATCTACCAACATCTAGTAGAAATAAGTTTTACAATAACGAATCATATACTGACAAAGTTTATAACAAAGCTATTGATGATATGATAAAAGACAAAGATAGATAATGGCATACTCAATGAAAGGTTTTGGTGGCTTTGGAAACGAAGAATCAAGAAAAGATAAAAGAAAAAGAAAAAAAGAAGAAAGAAAACACGACAGATCTGCTAGAAAAGCTTATAGAGAAGATCATCCAGGTTTTTTAAATAGATTATTCGGTAAATATAAAACTAAATAATGGGATTTAAGCTAGGTAAAGGAAGAGCACCAATTGCATCTGAAGGTAGAATTAACAAAAAGATGAGATTTGGAAAAGAAGGTGGAGATAGTGATGTATCTGTACCCGGCACACCTGTTGTTAGAAAAGATCTAGACGCTGGTGTTATGGGTGAAGCTAATATGGATGGAAGCATTTACATTAGTGATAAAATAATACCTGGAAGCCAAGAGGAAGCACAAGTAATAAATCATGAAATGAGACATGCTACAGATATTAGAACTGGCAAGCTAGCTTATGGAGATGATTTTGTGAAGTACAATGGCACTATTTATCCTAGGGTAACTATGAACGGTAAAGATATGATCATAGTTGACGGGGTAGCTAAAGAAGCTGGTGATGGTAATTTTCCATGGGAAGATGATGCTAATAATGGCGCTAACCCTGTAATATAGATATTATGATACAAAACTTAGTAGGAGGTTTATTCGGTAAAATAGTAGATAACGCAGAGGGTATCCTCGACAAAGTAATTACTACTGACAAAGAAAGAGACGAAGCAAAGCTTGCTCTTAAAAAACTATTACTAGACGCAGAGCGTGAAGCTTTTGCTAAAGAAGTAGAAGATCGTAAATCTGCAAGAGACATGTATAAAGACGATGCTATTATACAAAAAGTGTTAGCAACGTTATTTACAATAGCATACTTTGGAATTACATTTGTAATGTTTAATTACTTTGTAACAAAAAGTTTAGATTTAGGAGAGTTTGAAATTAGTTTCATCTCTACAATATTTGGCGCTATGAGTGCTAAAGTGAATACAATAATAGACTTCTTCTTCGGCGGAAGCTCAAAGAAAAACGAACAAATAAAAGAAAAATAAAATTATGGCATTATTAGGACAAGATTTTATATCGTCAATTACGGGATCAGCCTTTGCTAGTGACGCAGCTCAAACTATAACTGCTCCAGAAGGACAAAGTATCATAGGTATATTTTTTATGGGTCAAACAGTGTTATCAGCTTTGATAGCAAAAGATCCTACAAGACACGTAAATACAGCGTCTTCAGCAAATTCAACTGGTAGTTTCACTAGAACTGTAAATCAAAGCAACGCTACTACAAATAAAATTATATTTGATCAAGAAAATAACGTTAGTAAAAATGATCAAATAAATGTTGGCGACGAAGTATATGATGGCGCTACCGGTGTTTTACACGGTACTGTTGTTGCTTTAAATCCAGACGGAGATAATACAAAAGAAATACAAATAAGCGCAAGTGTGGCTATAACAAATGATGAAACGTTAGTTTTTAAAACACCAAACGATAAATACGTTAATGGCATTGGCGTGGGTGGTTTAACAATAGCTAATGATAATGCGTTTCCAGCAGGAGCTACTATTTACGGTAGATGGGATTCTGTGTCCATGCAGTCAGATGATACTGACGGTGGTATTATAGTATACTTTGGAGAGTAAAAATTAACAATTAACTTAAATTAAATTAAATCATGGCAAAAGTAAAAAATCCTAAAAAGGAAGAGATTATTGACCTTAAACCTAAGGCAGAAAAAATTACCGAAGAACAGTTGAAAAAAGTTCAAGGTATTGTAAACGCAGTAAATAGATCACAACTTGATCTTGGTATGCTTGAATCTAGAAAGCACCATTTGCTTCATAGTATAATGACTATTCAAGACCAGCTAACTGTAATGCAGGGAGAGTTTGAAAAAGAATACGGTACGTTTGATATTAACATTCAAGATGGTACGATAAATTACGAGGAAAATGTCGAAGCTGATAAGAAAGATTAGTATAGGCAAAGATTACAAGAATGACGCTATGCACTATGCCGTTGGGCAAGAAGTGTATGGCGGTCATACTATTTGCGATATTATAGAAGAAAAAGATAAATATTCTATTTTTATAAGAAAAAACAAAGTTGTTATACCTTGGAAAGACTTTAATAAAAACATGGCTGTATCTGTAGAATATAATCTAGAGTATTAATGAAAAGTCCATATTGTTTTTTAATAGAACCTAAAGGAGAAAGATACAACAATACTATTGATGTTGGCAATAAAAAACTAATAGTTAATACCGAAATATATAATCATCAGTACGTAAATAGAGAGGCTAAGGTTCTAAGTGCTCCTATTATAAATAACACACCTATACAAAAAGATGATACCGTCTTAGTTCATCATAATGTTTTTCGTAGGTGGCACGATGTTAAAGGCGTAGAAAAAAATAGTAGATCTTTTTTTAAAGATAATAAGTATATTATTTCAGAAGATCAAATATTTTTATACAAAAACGATAACACATGGAAGCCTTTACCAGGTTATTGTTTTGTACAACCATTAAAAGCTATAGATAAATTTAACACTGAAGTAGAAAGACCCTTAATCGGCATTGTTAGGTATTCTGATAATATTTCTGAAATTGGAGAGTTAGTTGGGTTTGATCCAGTATCTACTTACGAGTTTGTTGTAGACGGTGTTAGAATGTATAGAGCTTTATCTAAATTTATTACAATCAAATATGAATATCAAGGAAACGAAGAAGCGTATAATCCAAGCTGGGCACAAAGCGGTTGAAGAGTTAATTAAGGTAGCTAAAGAAGCTATTGTTGATAGTGATGATGATATTTCAGCAGATAGACTGAAAAATGCTGCAGCTACTAAAAAGTTAGCTATATTTGATGCATTTGAAATCCTCAACCGTATACAAGAAGAAGAGAATATTTTGGAAGGAAAGACACAAGAAGAAAAAAAAGAAAGAGTATTTAAGGGCTTCGCGGAAGGCAGATCGAAATGAGTTACGAGCAAAGTTTATATAAAATAGTTGAACCAGTTAAGAAGACAACAATAAGTCGACTTAACAAAAAACGTAAATGGGAATATGGATACAATAAAGAACATGATATTGTGGTTATCTCTAAAACTGGAAAAATTGGACAGATATTGGAGATTCAAGGTTTGCAAATTGGCTTGCCAGCTGAACCACAAAACGTGCACATGCACAACAACAAGTGGCAAAAAATAGAATACCCTAAACAGTTAAGTAAACTTAAAAATATATTTGACTGGAGAGATTATCCTGAAGAAAGCAAAGAACAGTGGTATGACTTAATAGACCAAGAGTTTAAGCGTAGAGACGAAGGTTTTTGGTTTATGAACGATGGTCAACCAACTTATATAACAGGTAGTCACTATATGTATTTGCAATGGAGTAAAATTGACGTAGGTGCACCTGACTTTCGTGAAGCAAATAGATTGTTCTTTATATTTTGGGAAGCATGCAAGGCAGATAAGAGATGCTACGGTATGTGCTACTTAAAAAATAGACGTTCTGGTTTTTCTTTTATGTCTAGCGCTGAAACAGTTAACTTAGCTACTATATCGAGTGACTCTAGATATGGAATACTATCAAAGAGTGGTGCAGATGCTAAAAAAATGTTTACTGATAAAGTTGTTCCAATATCTATCAATTATCCGTTTTTCTTTAAACCGATACAAGATGGTATGGATAGACCAAAGTCAGAGTTAGCATATAGAGTTCCAGCTAGTAAGTTTACTAGAAAGAAAATGACTGCCAATGAGGCTTTAGAACAAATAGAAGGTTTAGATACTACTATTGACTGGAAGAACACTGGTGATAATAGTTACGATGGTGAAAAACTTAACTTACTAGTGCACGATGAAAGCGGTAAGTGGGAAAAGCCAGACAATATATTAAACAATTGGAGGGTTACCAAAACTTGTTTAAGATTAGGTAGTAGAATTATAGGTAAGTGTATGATGGGATCAACATCAAATGCTTTAGACAAAGGTGGTAATAACTTTAAAAAGTTATACAACGATAGTAACGTAAAAGAAAGAAATAGAAATGGTCAAACAAAGTCTGGTTTATATTCTCTGTTTATCCCAATGGAATGGAACTATGAAGGATTTATTGATGAGTTTGGACGACCAGTTTTCGATACCCCAACACGAGAGTGTTATGGACCCGACGGTGAACTAATAGATGTTGGTATTATAGAACACTGGAATAATGAGGTTGATGGGTTAAAAGATGATCAAGACGGGTTAAACGAGTTTTATCGACAGTTTCCTAGAACAGAAGATCATGCGTTTAGAGATGAAACAAAAAATAGTATATTTAACTTAGTTAAAATATACGAACAAATAGATTACAACGAAGGTGTTAGAAATGATAACAGTGTAAATGTTGGAAACTTTCAATGGATCAATGGGGTAAAAGATACTAATGTTATTTTTTATCCAGATCTAAAAGGTAGATTTAAAGTAAGTTGGTTTCCTTCAATAGAAGCGCAAAATAAAGTTTTAATTAAAAATGGAGTTAAATATCCAGGAAATGAACACGTTGGTGCGTTTGGTTGTGATAGCTATGATATTAGCGGTACTGTGGACGGCCGTGGATCAAAAGGATCACTTCATGGATTAACAAAGTTTTCTATGGAAGACGTTCCACCAAACCATTTTTTTTTAGAATACATAGCTAGACCACAAACCGCTGAGATGTTTTTTGAAGACGTATTAATGGCGCTAGTGTTTTACGGTATGCCACTTCTTGCAGAAAACAACAAGCCAAGGCTTTTGTATTACTTAAAAAGAAGGGGATACAGGGGTTTTAGCATGAATAGACCAGATAAGATTTGGAATAAATTATCTGTTGCAGAAAAAGAAGTTGGTGGTATACCAAACTCTAGTGAAGACATAAAACAAGCTCACGCTGCAGCAATAGAGATGTATATCCAAGAGCACGTTGGTTTTAAAGGAGACGGTGTTTATGGTAATATATATTTCAATGAAACTTTAAACGATTGGGCAAAGTTTGATATAAATAAAAGAACAAAGTTTGATGCCTCTATAAGTTCTGGATTAGCAATTATGGCTTGCAATAGACACTTATATAGACCTCACGCTGAAAAACAAAAACCTAAACTAAATATCAATATAGCAAGGTATGCTAACAATGGTGGTATATCAAAATTAATAAAATAAAAATATGGCAGAGTCTGTTATAAAAACTTATTTTCCAAGTCAGGTCGTTAGTGACGCTGAAAAACTTAGCTACGAGTATGGATTAAAAGTAGCAAAAGCTATCGAAACAGAGTGGTTTTACAATGATATGGGAACTAGTAAATACGAAGCAAACGTAAATGATTACCATAATTTAAGACTATATGCTAGAGGTGAACAATCAATAAAAAAATACAAAGATGAACTATCGATAAATGGTGACTTATCTTATTTAAATTTAGACTGGACTCCAGTTCCTATTATTCCAAAATTCGTAGATATTGTAGTTAACGGTATAGCAGAAAGAGCTTATGATATAAAAGCTTATTCTCAAGATCCTTACGGTATGGCAAAAAGAACAGAGTATATGGAAAGTATACTCGGTGACATGGCTACTAAAGACATGAATGACTTTGCTCAAGAAAACTTTGGAATAAACCTTTATAGAAATGATCCTGAAACACTTCCAGAAACACAAGAAGAACTAGACTTACACATGCAGCTTACTTATAAACAAGCTGTAGAAATAGCAGAAGAACAAGCCATAGAAGTTTTATTAAAAGGTAACAATTACGATTTAATAAAAAAACAAATGTATTACGATCTAACAGTTTTAGGTATTGGAGCTGTGAAAACTGGTTTTAACACATCTGAAGGTGTTACCGTTGAATATGTTGATCCTGCTGATTTAGTTTATTCTTATACTGAATCTCCATATTTCGATGACTTATATTATGTTGGTGAAATAAAAACAATACCTATTAACGAACTAGCTAAACAGTTTCCACAGTTAGGTCACGAAGAGTTAGAAGAAATAATAAAGAAATCTTCTTATAGATACACTAGCGCTTATAACAGAAGAGGTAACAAAAGAGAAGAAGATAATAATAAAGTTCAAGTTTTATATTTTAACTATAAAACATATATGAACGAAGTTTACAAGTTGAAAGAAACTGGTAGTGGTGCTCAAAAAATAATTGAAAAAGATGATAATTTTGCTCCACCTCAAGACGTTCAAGGTAATTACTCTAAGCTTCAAAGATCTATAGAGGCGGTGTATGAAGGCGCTTATGTTCTTGGAGCTAATAAATTACTAAAATGGGAGATGGCAAAAAATATGCTAAGGCCTCAAAGTAATTTTACAAAAGTAAAAATGAATTACTCTATTGTTGCTCCTCGTATGTACAAGGGTCGTATTGAGTCTTTAGTAAAACGTATTACAGGTTTTGCTGATATGATACAACTTACGCACTTAAAGTTACAGCAGGTAATGTCACGTATGGTGCCAGATGGTGTTTATTTAGATGCAGATGGATTAGCTGAAATAGATTTAGGTAATGGAACTAACTATAATCCACAAGAAGCTTTAAACATGTTCTTCCAAACAGGTTCTGTAATTGGTAGATCATTTACAAGTGAAGGTGATATGAATCCTGGTAAAGTACCTATACAAGAAATAACTAGTGGTAGTGGCGGTAACAAAATGCAGGCTCTTATAGGAAACTACAACTATTACTTGCAAATGATTAGAGATACAACCGGTTTAAACGAAGCTCGTGATGGTAGCACTCCTGACGAAAGATCTTTAGTAGGCGTTCAAAAGTTAGCAGCGGCAAACTCTAATACCGCAACAAGACATATATTAAACTCTGGATTATTTTTAACAGCTCAAGTAGCAGAGTGTTTATCTCTTAGAATATCTGACATTATAGAGTACTCGCCAACTAAAGAAGCATTTATACAAAGTATTGGAGTGCACAACGTAGCTACTTTAGAAGAAATATCAGATTTACATCTATATGACTTTGGTATATTTATAGAGTTAATGCCTGATGAAGAAGAAAAGATGCTACTTGAAAACAACATCCAACAAGCGTTAGCACAACAAAGCATAGATTTAGAAGA